CACGGTCAAGTCGGACTCCATACCAACCGGAGTCGCAATTGATTGAGCCTCTAACAACTGCAAGCGCGGTTTGCCGCTCTCTCCTTTTGTAAGAAGGATGAAGCTCTCGCCGTCGAAGAACCAACCGCGAGCCGCTTGACTCATCAGCGTTCCAAACGACTGACGAGAACCGATGTCTGGATATCTGCACCAGATATCCCACCATTTCTTTGCCTTCAGATTCCAAGCTGGATCGCTTGAAGAAGGCTGAACGCTGAAGTTTGATCCGACAGTGTAGCTCTCAAACAGATCACCCAATCTGTTCAAAACAGCGTTGTTTTGCTCGAAATATCGGCTTTTGCGGACGATGGCTTGCCGAGTCGAGCTAGTGACATCAAAGCGAGCCGAAGTGTATGACGTATCGAGATACGAACGACGCAAGCTCTGTTGCGCTCCTTCGTACTTGTTAGCAGGAGCCGGAAACAGCTTGTTTGCGATGGTCTGAAGGATTCCCATTAGCTCATCCTCACCGTCGGCTCGCGTCGAAATTGAGTGAAATCTCCGTAGTAACGAGTAGTGGAAACCAGAATGGTTCCAAGCATCTTGTTGTAGATCTGGAGATCAGTCGGGTTTGTGATGCCATCACCAGCGAGCAACGTGACGGCATAGTCGTAATCGCTTAGGAGCGATTCCCACATTTCCAAGAATTCAATCGGAGCAGCAGTACCCTTTCCGGGTTCAGCGAACTCAACCGAAACGTCAGAAGAAGAAGTTGAGCGCACAATCTGACCGGACTCCTGCGAATTAGCAGAAGCGGTCAGCTTTGCAGTCAAAGCTTCCAGCAACGACAAAGCACCTTTGCTCGCGTAGGTTGTACGCAAGTAGGATCGTTTGGTTGCGACAGTGTATGTGAACACTTGCGCGGACTATCCACAGCGGACTTGTTGTGTCAACTGCCAGAATTTTCGGCAGTGCTAGATTTCAAGTCGTTCCACAACATCACCATTGCCAACTGCATCAACTCGCAATCATGCAAATGATCCGGCCAGCGAGTGTTTCGCTTGAACCACAAGTGTTTGATTCTGCCGGATCTGTTAGCGGTTGGCTTGAGAACGTGACTGTCCAGATGCTTCCAATATGTGTCAGAATCAGCCGCAAATGCGCCTTCAGCGTCGAGCGGAGCGGGTAGGCTACAGACAGTCCACTGATTGCTCTCCGAGCCTTTACGGAGCCTCTGGAGAACTTCTCGCATATGCTCCGTGTCAAAGACCAAGAGCGGCTGGACAACATCCGTCCGCATTGATGTCGAAGTCGTTATGCCGAATGGATGAATCGAGCCGGTCTTACTGGTGAACCGCGCTCCAGTCTCTCGGCCTTTCATTGGCATCCAGCCAATAAGCATTGGCTTTCTCAAGCCACCTTCGGGCGGGTAGCGCAAGCCGCATGGGTAGTTGATGGGGCTGGAACTGCTTTGAGAGTGTTCCGCACAAGCATCGTACACCGCTTGAGTGTTGAAACCGGAGTCAACGCCAACGTCCATGTCATGCACTTTGTATTGGAGTTGAACCCGTCGGAGAGCGGAAAAGTCGTCTGCATGACCGGCGGCAACCAAGCGTGAGTTTCCACCAGACCACTCGCGGCAGACCCACCACAAGAACGGTGCGGCAGCTTGAACGTCCGCGGTGAGATACCGTCGAGCCTCTGGCATTTCGGTGTCGGAAACCACTTCAACCCGTTCTTGTTGCGAATCTTGGTTTTCCCACGGTTCCGCGAGCATACCGTTGACGAATCCCTGCAACCCCATCATGGACGCTTTGGCCTCCAAGAATGCGACCGCCAGATTTCCCCAAGTGCATTTTCGGTCTGGTGAATAGAGGCTGGAGAGATGGTAGCTTCTGACGCTCGGAAGGCTCGCTTTGTTCTCAGCAATCCATCGTCCGTGACGCAGACCAGCGACCTTTTGCGAGTCTGAAATCTTACCATGACAAAGCTGGCAAACATAGTGAGCCGAAGTGCGGATCACTTGCCAGTCGGGTCTTCCTTCTTCGGTTTTAGCGTTGTCCCAAGTGACTTGCCGCCACTCTAGCTTGATAAACTCGCGGCAATGCGGACACGGGATGTAGAATCTGCGCTGATCTCCGCGAAGGTAGCGTTGCCAGATTCGGCCTTCGGAGGTTGTCGGAGTGCTGGTAAAAAACGCTTTGGAACTTGAGAACGCTTTGAGTCGCTGCTCTGCGAGATCCAAAGCATCCGCTTCTTTGGCGGTGGCTTCCGCGAATTTGTCCACTTCATCCGCTACCAAGATTCGGACGGGTCGAGACGCGAGATTGGCTGGCGAATTGGACCCAACGAAGGTCAACGTGCAGCGGTCAAACTGCTGCTCAAGATTGGTGATCTGGTCTTTGTCAGTAGGGAACCGCGCAACCATTGCTGGCGAGTCCTCAAGCATTGGAAGCCAGCGACTCTTGGAGAAACTGCGAGCCAGATTCTCGGAAGGCATCAGCCACAGCGCGGGAGAAGGCTCAACGTCGATTGACCAAGCGAGACCTGCCATCAATGTCGTTGTCTTGCTGGTCTGAGATCCCCAACAGAGCGTGACTTCAGAGACTGCCGGATCTTTCCAGCACTCCAAAGGCTCGCGGCAATATGGTCTGACTGCCGTTGAGAAAGGTCCGGGGTGTTCAGTCTGACGTTGGCTCAACGACAGATTGGCTTCGGACCACTCGACAACAGATTGTCGCGGAGTCGGTCGCCACAGTTGCCGTCTGAACTCCAAGATTTCCCGCTCTAAGTCTGTCATTAGAACAACTCCGTTTGACCGCTCTTGATCTGGAAGATTGTCGCACCGCTCATGTCGATCATGCCCACGCGCTCAGTCCGTCCATTAACCGTCTTATCGACCGCTTGATGGTTTGCCGCCCACGATCCGCTCTTGTTGAAGATCTCTTGCATCATCACCAAGTCATCGTCGAACAAGTGCAGCACTCCGAAGAACGGAACGCGAAGCTCTTTGGTGACCATCAACGCAGCTTGCAGCTTAGACCAAGAGATTAGCCAGCGGTTGCCATAGGTCGTTTGAAGCTTGGTCAGACTGTAGTTCCGAGTTTTGACCTCATAGCTTCCGACAATCTGGTGATTCGACGGGTCGTGGATGAAGCCGTCAATGCGCGACGGTTCGTCGTTGGAGATTCCAAGAAACTCAAAACCCGTCTGCCGCTCAATGGCTTTGAGAGCTATCCGGTTGTGGCGGAGCGATTCTCGACCGGCTGGAGTTTGGCAGTTCAGGATTTCACTCATTCGATTCCGACTTTTCGAGACGAGCTTTCTTGCCGGTGAACTCTTCCCAACGCTTGACGATTACGTCGCAGTACTTCGGATCTAACTCCATCAACCGAGCTTTGCGTCCGGTCTTTTCGCAAGCGATTAGAGTGCTTCCCGAGCCTCCGAAGAGGTCGAGGACTGTTTTGCCATTCAGCGTCGTTTTATCGATTGCCTCAACTGCAAGCGCAACCGGCTTTTGAGTTGGGTGGACATATGTCGATGCTCCGTCTTTGTGAATTGTCCAAACAGATCCGACACGTTTTCCGCAAAGTTCAGCACCTCTATGCCAAACAAGAGCGACCTCATAATCGCTGCTGAATGTTTTGCTAAGATCTCCAATCCCGCCTCCGGGTTTGTGCCAGACAACAATATTTGTCGGATAACCAAATCCATCAAAAAGCTGAATCCATTTTGTGATGACTTTCCAGCTTGTCCAAACGAACACCCAACCTTCGGAGAACGAGTGGATTATTGGAGCAATGTCTAAAAACTTGTCGTCATTTTTAAGAACAGAAAATTTGTCGGACTGTGTCCTCATGTTTGACTGGTATTCGACTCCGTATGGCGGATCTGTGAACACCATATCAGCCTTTAATCCGTCCATGAGCTTTTGTACGGCATCAATGCTTGTGGAATCTCCGCACATAAGCCGGTGATTGCCGAGAATCCAAATGTCTCCGAGCTTGGTGATTGGCTCAACTGGAGCCTCTGGCACTTTGTCTGGATCTGTCTCGCCTTCTACGGTCTCAACAGTCAGCAAAGCGTTGAGTTCTTCATCAGAGAATCCGGTGAGATCCGTGTTGAAACCGTCTTCCTGTAGAGTCAACAACTCGGCTTTCAGCATCTCATCGTCCCAGCCAGCATTGAGAGCGATCTTGTTGTCTGCGATGACGTAAGCTCGGATCTGCGATGGAGTCAGGTGACCGAGCCGCAAGCACGGGACTTCATCGAGTCCGAGCTTCTTTGCAGCCATGACGCGCCCATGACCTGCAATAATGGTTCCGTTAGCGTCAATCAGGACTGGATTCGTGAATCCAAACTCTCGGATGGAAGCTGCGATTTGCGCCACTTGCTCATCGGAGTGAGTCCGAGAGTTTCGAGCGTACGGGATGAGGCTGGATACCAGCAGGTGTTCGATTTGAATCATTTCCACGGATCGGTTGAATGCAGAGTTTTGAGACACACTTCTTGAACCCAACGCTCAAGCTCGCGCTCGGCGTGTTCTGGATCATGCGGAGCAATGCGTCCGGCAAGCTGTTTGGGCATCGCTTTGAGAAGACTCGCAACCGCCCCATCATGCTCTTGCATGACCTTCTTGACCCAAGAACCGGAGACTAGAGACCGCTCCTTCTCAGCGAGCGCGATAACGTCCTGTCGAGCGTTGATGAGGTTTTTGGCGGCAGCAGCGTGGACGGTAACCATTCGGCCAGCGTCCATTGTTTTGTTACGGAGAGCTTGAACGGCAAGACCATAGGAGGCTCGCTCGATCTGCTTCTGACGCTCGTAAGCTCCAGCAGGAGTGTCTGACCCAACCAATGACGCATTGACCGCATTGGTGGCTTCCGGTGGCCTATGCGGACCTTCTGGAAGCGATGCAGCCGCTTCGTTGAAGACTGCCTCCTGCTTATGGAGCGCAGCCATCCGCTGAACGTTGGAAGGTCTGCCGCCAATACCTTTGCGCGAGCCTCTCCAACGGTCTGCTTCCTCCGGTGAAGTCAACGGCATACCAGCCGCCACCAGTTGCGACACGCGACCTTTGGTCAGACCGGAATGCTCGACGTATTCTTTTTGAGTCATCGCAAGACAATCGGCATTTGGTCCGGCTTCATGTTCAGAAGCTCGGTGAGACCCTTCTTGACCGTGTTGTAAGTCGGAAGCTTCGGGTCTTGGCAGTAGAAGTTGGCGACTTGATCCACCGTGAACGTGCCGTTACGGATGCGCTCAAGATGCCATTTTAAGACATGGTGACCGATGTTCAGAAGTAGGTAGTCAGTTGCTAGTGACATATGGTTTGTACTACAATAGCGAGTTCGCTCGCGGAGAGAGATCGGTCCCGCGCGATCACC